ATACTAACTAAATAACAAGTACTAACTAACAATAATCTAAGGCTTACGCCACTAACTAAATAATAAATACTAACTATACAACAATCTAATAATAATTATAAATAATAAAGGAGCTAAAAAATGGCAGATTTAACTTTTGCAGAGTTGCAAAGACAAATGCAATTAGCAAAGAAAAAAACAAAAGATGTCAAGTACGCCTTTAGAAATGCAGAGGACATCTATACAACCTTCAAAGAGTTAAAAAGTGATTGGTCTGTCATCGTAACTGACGAACTCATTGAGCTTACAGGTAAAATCTTTGTCAAGGCAACAGCAGTAGCTTACAACGATAAAAGAGACGAGAAATACCAATCAACAGCATATGCTGAACTAAGTCTGGTACCAGTTTTTAACACCCAAAAAGGGCAAATCAAGCAAATGCAAGAGCCGCAGTGGACAGGTGCAGTCAGCTCTTACGCCAGAAAGTATGCGTTACAGGGGCTGTTTGCTATCGGTGAGAAAGATGTTGACGATTATCCAGTTGATGAAGATCAAGAACAAGCACAAGCGGCACAACAGAATAATCAATCGCCGCAAGGCAACAATGCTAACCAATCAGATTTGATTGACAATGAACAATACAAGGTAGTTTATGGCAAGGTCAAGGCATGGGCACAGCTTAAAAATGCAACGTTTGACCAAGTAGCAAACTATCTATTGCAACGTTATAAAATCCGTGATTTCCACGAGATACCGGAAGAACATTTTGAGACAGTTATGAATTATCTCAATGGACAAATAATTAAAGCCCAAGGGCAAAATGATTTTAATAATTTATAAAAAGAAAGAGGAAACAACATGAAACAAACTAAAAATTTTATTGCTTTTCAAGACAAAGAAAATGGTCACTTTGTATCAGAGTATAAACACCACGAAAACCGATTAGCTTATAAGGTCGGTTTGTGTAATAGCATACAAGAAGCTTTAATTTTGGATTATGATGCTTACGAAAGACAGAAAGAGCAGGTAGACACATTAGCAGAGGCATTTGGTTGTCATATCGTTGCTGTTGAAGCGACACATGAAATCAAGATGTTAGATGGATCAGATGCACCAGAACCGGAAGAACGCAATAGTCAACCTGGATTCTTAGACCTATTGGAGGCGTTGAGAAAATGAAAGATGTAACGAATAATACTTTACAAACTATGATGCCGGTTCTAACACCAGCAAAAATTGAGTTTGATTTTGATGCTTTTGATAAAGAAATAGAAAAAGCGCTATCTACCTTTTCAGAATTTGAATTGAGTTCAGAAAATTATAAAACCATCAAGGAAAACATCACGACTTACAAAGGTTTATACGATAATCTTGACACGCGGCGTAAAGAGATTTCAAATAATTTTAAAAAGCCGTTAGATGATTTTAAAGAGCGTTTCGATAAATCTTTAAAACCGCTAGAAGAACTGATTGATAAGCTGCGTGATGGGCGAGATGCCATTGACGAACACGAGCGGTTGTTGCGCGTGGATATCGTACGAGCAACTTTTGAAGATAAGTGTATGGTAGCAGGTCTTGAGAAATCCACATTTGAAGATCAATACGATGAATACAGTTTCAAGAAATATTTCAAAACGGGTAAATTTGAACTTAAGAAATCAACACTTGATGAAATGGATGCTCTAGTATTAGCAGAATTTGATAAATTGGAGCAGTACAAGGCAAATATTCAAGCCGTAAGAGAACAAGCTCAAGAGTATGAGCTATTGGCAGATAGTTATGTTAGAGACCTTGAGAACGGCAAATCATTAGTTGATGTTTTGAAAACAATGAAGTCTGATCGTGATGCTGCTATCTTGCGCAAAGAGCAACAGGAGGCGCAAGCTCAAGCTGAGGCAGAACGTAAAGCAGAAATTGAGCGTATAGCACAAGAACAAGCTAACGCTAATATTAAGGCTATAAATGCCGATACAGGCGAGATTTTGGAAGATGGGCCAATTATACCAGAACAAGAAAAAACAGCGCCAGAAACGCCAAAATTTGAGCCTAGCGAGCCAGCAAGCTATGACTTGCGAATAACTTTCCCTCACGGCAACCCACAAGCAAAATTTTACAAAGGGCTTTTTGAGAGGGATGGAGTTACAACCGAAATGCTCTTTGATGGTAAAACACAAGAAGAACTAACAGGAGGTATCTCAAATGTCTTTGACTAATTTAATTAAAAATGTGAAAGGCTGGTCAACAGCAAAGAATCTGGATAAAGCTGATCCAGTAAAACAAATGCAAAAACTGAATGAAGAATTTGGGGAATTAAACGAGGCTAGAGCTAAAGGAAACCAAGAAAAACTCGAAGATAGCATTGGGGATGTGGTGGTTGTTTTAACCATTTTATCCCAACAAATGAAATTTGAAAAGATTGAAAGTTTGATTGACCCGATGCAAAACGGTCTTAAAGACTTTATGAAAAACGAAAAACCAACAGATATGCTGTTGCTATATGCAGCAAAAGAAATTGGTCTCATTGCTAACTGTATGATTGAACACATTGATAATCCGAATCTCATCAATACACGAACAAGCATTCGCTTTCACATCCGTAACTTAGTATGGATGTTAGCGTATATTGCAATCAACGAAGGTACAGATATTGAATCGTGCTTACAAATGGCGTGGGATGAAATTAAAGACCGTAAGGGCAAAATGGTTGATGGTGTGTTTGTTAAACAGGAGGATTTAGGAAATGGATAATGGAAACAAATGCTTTTATGTATCAGGTGAGGTAACTAAATTCTTTTCATCGGGAAATAAAACTATAGATGTCGGTTGCAGAGTAGTAGCGGAAAATGAACACATGGCAGTTGTAAGTTTTTATGAATTTATGGATTGTTCATTTCCTGACAATAGAAAAATAGTTGTGATTGATGTGGAGGAAATAGAAGATGATCAATAATGTTGTACTCGTCGGGAGAATGACCAGAGATGCAGAATTAAAATACACGCAATCTAATATAGCTGTTGCTACGTTCACATTAGCTGTTAATCGTAATTTTAAAAATGAAAATGGGGATCGTGAAGCTGATTTTATCAACGTTGTTATTTGGAGACAACAGGCAGAGAATCTTGCAAATTGGGCTAAAAAAGGAGCTCTTATTGGCATCACTGGGGCTATTCAAACACGTAACTATGAAAATCAGCAAGGGCAGCGCGTGTATGTGACAGAGGTAATCGCTAATAATTTCCAACTGCTAGAAAGTCGCAACAGCCAGCAAAACAATCAAAATCAAAGTGGCTATCAACAGCAACAGCCGAATTATGGCAATCAAGGCAACAATTTCCAAAATGGAAACAGTTATGGACAACAAGGCAGCTTCTTTGAGGGTAATACCACAAATCCGGTTCCTGAATTTACTCGCAATGAAAATCCATTTGGTCGTTCATCAAATCCTTTAGATATCAGTGATGATGATCTGCCATTCTAAGGATTGCGATGAAGAAGAAAATGATAGTGTGGGCGTTATTTGACAGCGGCAATGGATCATATACTAAGGCTATCAATACTCTTAATAGTTCAGGGGAGACAGATATTGAAGTCTATCCAATGGGATTAGACATAGAAAATAAGAACAACCACTTTATCCCCCTCAATCTTGCTGATTATTCAAGGATTTTTGGAAATAATAAATTGTTTGATAGCCTTGATGCTTTACCAAATCCAGATTTGATTATTGCCAGCCCACCTTGTGAAAGTTGGTCAAGGGCTTG